CTGAAGGCTCCTGACATCAGTAAGTTCTCCGGTACGGCTTGGGGAGCAATCAACGCGATGACGGACTTCGTTGACCACACCAAGCCCATTCGAGTTACGGAAAGTTACCAGGAAAACAACTGGGGAAAGATTATGGAAGGCCATCCGGCAGTTGACATGATGTACTCCCTTATTACTTCTAAGATCGGAGGTTAATTGAAATGAGTGCTCGTCCCAAATCCATTATTTCTACCAACCTGTTTCTTGTTATGTTTGCTACTCTAGGTGTTGTTATGAACAAGTTCGACGCTGACGAGAAGGGCGAGCCGTTTCATATCTCCTTTAGTTACCCTTCTGAGTCAGAGAAGAAAGATAAAGACGGAAACATTCTGGCAGGAGACCTTCTCGGAGAAAGAGTTGCTACAATAGCCCGTCAGATGTTTCCTCCCCCGATTGAAGTCGAAGTTTTCCAGAGAGATGATTCTTGGACGGAAGAAAGAAGCGAATATGCTCGTAAGTTTCTTGTGTCTTCCATTCTGAGCAAAGGGCTGAATTTCGATAGCACAATTTACATGTAACATTATAGGAGGAGAATACAGATGCCTCGTGGTAGACCTAAGGGAAGTAAGAACAAAACAACACTTGAAAAGATGAACCTTCTTGATATCCCGGAAGTTTCTCCTCCTCCCACCCCTGTTGTTAAAGATACGAACATAGAAAATAAAACACCAGTTGTACAAGACGTTGCAACGCCCGCTGTTAAAGTTTCTTCTGTTTGCGAGATATGTGGTGGTCCAATATACTCCAACCCTTGTATTTTACATATAGGAAGAATAACAGGAAAAGCAGAATACTTTAGAGAAGCAAGTAGCACAAAATTGTCTTCGTGTTATAAATGTTCAAAAGAACTTAGTGACATGATTGATAAGTGGTTACTGAAGAAGAATCCTAAGCTAATGAAAATACCTGTTCCTTTGGAGGATTAACAGATGGCAAAGAAGAAAGATTATATACTCTTCCCTGAAGATGTGAAGTATCTTGTCAAGTTAATTCCGGATAGTATTCCGTTTAGGGCTGCCAGAGTAGAACATGCTGTATATACAGAAGCAACTCTGAAGAACGGCAGCGACGGATTTGTAACTCTTACTGCCCCGGGATATTATGGAGCTAGTTTTGTTGATAAACATTTTGAATTTCTTCTTTACTGTGGGGACGTCAAGAAACTTGACAAGTAAGGTTAGTTGAATTTACATTCATTTTATATTAAAATGAATGTGTAAACATCAGTTAACAGGAGGAATTTTCAATGATTTACTCGTTTCTTGAAGAAGCCCTGAGTGGCATCCGGTCTGGCACGTTCTTCCGTATCGGTTATATCACTGAGCTGCCCGTGAAGGCTGCTTATGCCAAGGAAGGTTGGAAGATCCTTAAACAGACTGAGTCCACTGTTCGTACCGGTGTTAATTACGGCAAGATTAAATCTGTCGTTGAGGAACGCGAAGGTCGTTCGGAAGTTACTCGTGCTCGTAAAAATCACATTGTTCCTATTCAGAGAGGTCGTATCTATCAGAACACTGATACAGAGCAGATGTACTTTAGAGTATTCCCGACAAAGAAGGGCACCAACAAGAAGGTATCCTACATACTGGTAACTCCTGGTCATTCTGAGTATCACTTTAACGACCTGGACGAAGAGATGCGCGAGATGGTTCGGGATTCTTACTTCAATGAGAAGTCTCGTCCTATCGCAACAATTAAGATTGATAACATCTACAAGGTCGGTGATTACCAGCTCACTCCTTACACTCGGTAATAAGAATTGAAGATTATAGGCGTGTTTATTCAGCACGCCTATTGTATTATATAAAGATTAAACTTTAGAAAGGAACATACAATGACCAAGTACTGTGCAAATATTGTTACAGACATAAGTGAAGAAACCATTGCTCTATTTTCAGATAAAGTAACGATTAGGGCAATGGCTGCTTTTGCAGAAGAACAGTTTGAACTGGGGAATTCCCTATTAACCCCTTGCATTAAGATTTACATCAAAGACCTTACTACAGGAGAAGTTCTGTATGAATGTGCTCCACCCAAGGATCCTGAAGAGGTGCTAAAAGGGCAAATTTCACTTGACGATTTATACTGAATAAAACTGTAGTTGATAATTTTTTACAGTACGGTATAATCTATAATGTGGTCATGAAAAATACTATATGAAGAGAGTTATGTGATTCTCTCTCCGAATCTGATTCTATTTTCGCCAGAATAAAATACAAGGAGATACTACTATGAATTATCTGTATTATGATTATCAGACCGGAGAGCATTTCTATGTGAATGCAGATCATAAAGAAGGAGCAGACATGATAGCATACTTTTTCTTCAAGGACCCGAAATTTATTTGTGTAGACGATGATGTCACTGCTGAAGTGTCGGGGTACGATACGTACTAATCAACAATATACTAAAAAGTAGTTCCCATATTGTTTTGAATATTTGAAAAGGAGTATACTAGTATGATGTACATGAACACTATGACAGGCGAGATTATCGACGAAGAGCGTTTTGACGAGCTGGTTGATGAAGAGATGGAAATGTGGCTCGACGAGTACAACTTTGAGCGCTGGATTGATGATCGCTACAACGCTCACGAGATTTTTTCCATGTGCGAGATGGAACGACAGGAAGTTTACGAAGAGTTTTACGACGCCATGCGAGAAAAGGCTATTGAAAATATGGACTATGAACCCGCGGAAAAGGCAGAGTAATCTAACTATTTAAACAGAATATGTGAGGTACATAAAATGAAAATGACTAAGGTTATCCGAGAGTACATGGAAGAGGTCCTTTCCGCAAAGCGTCTTGAAGTGAACAAGGAAGCCCGAGCCGACTATGACGCGCGCCGTAATGCTTGCATTGAAGAGCTCAAAGCCCTGCGTGAGAGTATGCGCGAGCCCGTCGAAAATATCCTGCGCAAGTATGACATGGATATGGAGTATAAATGGTGCTCTGATATGCACCCGATGTTCAATGAAGTCTGGGAGATGAATTACGGTCGTATCCAGAACCAGACCGATCTTGCCATTATCCGAGACAAGGAAACCAAGCGCGCGGAGAACCAGCGGAAAGCTATGCATGACATTGAGCTGGAAATGGCTCTCGGCGGGGATAAGGCAAAATTTATGGAAATGCTGGAGCAGGTTGTTATCGAATAACTTTCTTTTAGAAAGGATACATAAATAGTATGAATATTGTTTACAATGGTCAACAGAAAACACATGAATTTCGTGAGGTAGCAACAGGAGATGTGTTTATGTTCAAAGAAACTCTATATATGAGAATTCAGAATGTCAATTCCTTTGACAGTCCCCGTTATAACGCTGTAACATTGAAGGACGGATTCTTAATGATGTTTAAAAATGATGATAAGGTAACCGATATTGACGCAGATCTTGTTATTAAGTAATGAAGTTTAAATAAAGCTAATAGGAGATATACTACATGAGTTGTTATTCCGTTCCAAATTGTGGTTGTGTTGAAAATGCTTTTGTATATGGGCTCGATGAGTCTTTAGTTAGAGCTAAATATCCAATGGCAGTAGACACAAAAACACTTACACCCGAACTTACACCTCGGATAGCAAAACTTGCTACAGCAGAAAAGGGTGCAGGGCATGACCAATTTCTTACAGGTATTGTTGTTCAGTTTGATCTAACTTTCACTGTTAAGGCCTGGACTGAAGCTGAACGATATCACTTCTTTGATTTTGTAAGCAGCCAGAGTACTATGCACCGTATTACAAAATTCGATGTTGATAAACAATACATCAAGTATGTAGATCCTAAGATTATCAACATTATGAAAAAGAAGATTGAGAAGTATAATACTCTTTTAGAAACTATGACCAAAGAACAGCTAAAAGAGATGTACCTTGAAATCCTTTATAGTAACCCCGCAGGGTTTCAGTTAACTGCAGGCATTACGACAAATTATCGCCAGCTTAAAACTATCTATGCACAGCGTAAGGACCATCGCCTCCCTGAGTGGAGAGAGTTTTGTCGGTGGCTTGAAACATTGCCTCATTCAGAATTTATCACAGGAAAAACAAATACGGAAACTGTTCGAGAACCGTACTGAGATTAAATGTATGTATACGTAAGAAAGTTGTATGGCAGAAGATTGTGCGATGTTTTATCATCGCATTTCTTCTGTTTAATATTGTATATTCTATACTGACAAACAATAAATATACTTTGTCATTTATGCTTTCTTGTTTGCTCGGTGTGTGCGTAGCGATTGCAACTCTTTTATTACTATATACCGATAAGAATAAATAATTGCTTGCACCCCTAGTGCAACGTCTAGAACAGCCGCACAATAATTATTTTATAAGAGCCCTAGGCTCGTGGAGGTAGAATTGGATTCTAAGGTATTTGACATTATTGAAAAAGAAAAACATCGTCAAGACACTACAGTTGAATTGATTGCTAGCGAAAACTTTGTAAGTGAAAATGTTTTAAAAGCTGTCGGATCATGTTTGACAAATAAGTATTCTGAAGGCTATCCAGCTGAACATAAATCAGGAAGTAAGGGTAGATATTACGGTGGTTGTGAATATATTGATGAACTTGAAGAATACTGCTGTGATATGTGGCGTAAAGTATTTAACACTGATTATCATGTAAATGTTCAACCTCACAGTGGTTCCAGCGCTAATCTGGCTGCATACATGAGTGTTCTTAAGCCTGGAGACACTATTCTTGCTATGTCACTTAATAACGGTGGTCATCTTACTCACGGATCTTCTGTTAACTTCAGTGGAAAGCTATTCAACATGAAGTTCTATGATGTTGACTCAGAAGGATTTATTGATTTCAATGATGTTAAGAATAAGGCCGAAGAGTTTCGTCCGAAGCTTATTCTTGCCGGTGCTTCTGCTTACAGTCGTATAATTGATTTTGAAAAGTTTGCGGAGATTGCTAAATCTGTCGGAGCATACTTTATGGTCGACATGGCACATATTGCAGGTCTTGTAGCTGCGGGAGATCATCCTTCTCCGTTTGGTCTTGCCGACATTATTACTACAACAACTCATAAAACACTTCGAGGACCCCGAGGAGGCCTTATTTTCTGTAAGCCCGAACTTGCTAAGAAAGTTGACAGTACAATTTTTCCTGGAACACAAGGCGGACCTCTTGAACATGTAATTGCCGGAAAGGCTGTAGCTGCAGAAGAGGCTTGTACAGAAGAGTTTAAGAATTACATACATGACGTTGTAGGTAACTGCAAGGCGATGTGCGACGAGTTTATCTCTATGGGGTATAAGATAGTTACTGGTGGTACAGATAATCATCTGTTCCTTGTTGATTTAACTGCAACGGGTTTAACAGGAAAAGAAGTACAAGACGAATTGGATAAACACCACATTACTTTAAATAAGAATTGTGTTCCAACAGAAACTCGTTCTCCACAACAGGCTTCAGGTGTTCGTATTGGAACAGCGGCTATGACAACAAAGGGATACAAGAAAGATGATTTCATAAAAGTTGCACACGATATTGATAAAGTTATCAAAGAAATGCAAGAACGTAAGAAATAAGTTTAAGTTTAAACAGAATACTAATGCTCAGGGCTAAACAGGCTCTGAGCATTTTTTATAATAACAAAATAAATCTACTCTTTATTATATCTATAACGCTAAAATTATTGTATAAATTAACAAACAACTGAAAGAGACAAAGGTATCTGTCATGTAAATTAAAATAAAGTAGAGGAAATATATAGAAATGCCACTAGACCAGATTTTCAAATACGGCGGTGGAGGACTTTTGGTCCTACTAACATTAGTACAAATAAGCCCCTTGAAAATAAACCCTTGGAGTTGGTTAGGGAGGATGATTGGAAAAGCGTTAAACCACGACGTATTACAGAGCGTAGCAGAGTTAAAAGAAGCTCAATCAAATTATCAGGAAACAACTGATAAGAGATTAGATGACATTGAAGAATCTAGAAAGCAATTCATGTATTATCAAGAAGAATGCGAAGCGAAAGAAGCCCGAAGAAGAATACTTCGAGCATCAGATGAATTGCGATTAGGGATTGAACATTCACATGAGTACTTTAACGATATTTTAGATGACATATCTTTTTATAATAGTTTCTGTAACGAACATCCGAACTTTAAAAATATGCAAGCTGTTGCTGCAATAAATTTTGTAGCTGAAAAATATCAAGAATGCTTAAAAGAGAACAAGTTTCTATGAGACAGGAGGATTAAGTATTGGATAGAAATACTGTTTTACAGGCAGCTAATGCTTGGTTAGGTCGTAGAGAATCAGATGGCACGCATCGTGTTATAATTGATACTTATAATACTATAACCCCGTTACCCGCAGGCTATAGAATGACGTACACTGATCCTTGGTGTGCAACATTTGTATCTGCTGTGGCGCAGAAAGTTGGAGCCACTGATATTATCTACCCAGAATGTAGTTGTCCTAGAATGATCCAGCTATTCCAGCAACATAATCGTTGGATGGAAGATGATTCGTACACTCCTAAGCCAGGAGATATTATCTTCTATGATTGGCAAGATTCTGGCTTTGGAGACAATACAGGAGTAGCTGACCACGTAGGAATTGTTTATTCTGTTGTAGGAACGAACATGACAATTATTGAAGGTAACTGCAATAATTCAGTTGCATTTACTAACAGACAAGTTAACAGCAGATACATTAGAGGATATGGACTTCCGAAATATGATGATGCTGTTACAAGTGTTCCTGCCGCACCGTCAATAACTGTTCCTAACACAAATATTCAAGTTGGAAGTAAGGTCAGAGTTACTGGAAATACATGGTACACCGGAGGGTCTATTCCTGATTTTGTAAAGAATGATATCTGGATTGTACTAGCTATAAATGGTGACCGAGTAGTTATCGATAAGAATGCAAGTGGAACAAATAGCATAATGTCCCCGATTAACATCAAAGATATCGTACTTGCAGAAGGTTCTACAACAACTGATGTATCGAATATTATTCCTGATGTTCCTGTTGGAAATACAACTACAATGACGGAAAAACAGATATGGGACTACCTGATGTCTGTTTACAATAATCCGTATGGTGTAGCTGCAATCATGGGAAACCTTTATGCAGAAAGTGCTTTACAAGCAAATAATATGCAGAATTCCTACGAGGCAGCTTTAGGATACAATGACAAGACATATACTGAGAGTGTAGACAATGGAACATACACAAACTTTGTTAACGATGCTGTTGGATATGGTCTAGTACAGTGGACCTACTGGTCACGGAAGAAGGCACTATACAACTATGCGAAGTCCAATAACAGATCAATTGGCGACCCGAAAATGCAGTTAGAATTTATGGTTTCCGAAATGGCAGGTTATCAAGGTCTAGTTGATACGATAAAGAATGCAAAAAATGTTCGTACAGCATCAGATTTCATTTTAGTAAACTATGAACGACCTGCAGACCAGTCTGAGGCAGTAAAAGTGGCAAGAGCTAATATGGGAGAAACATTCTTGAAAAAGTACGGGAATGTAACTCCTTCTACTACACCTACTCCTACAACTCCTGTTACTCTAAAAGCTCCTAAAGTAGGAGATGTAGTCAACTTTAAGGGTAACACACACTATACAAGTTCATCGATAGTTGGAATCGGATTTAGATGTAGACCCGGAAAAGCTACAATTACAGCAATCAACAGTAGAGGTAAGCACCCGTATCATTTAGTTAAGGTTCCGGGACAAGGTTCAACAGTTTATGGTTGGGTAGATTCTGGAACATTTGAATGAAGAGGGAAGAGTATGCAATTTCTTGTATTATATGGTAACCAGATACTTTACACTATACTAACAGGTATTATAACAGCTGTTGGAGCATGGATTGGAAAAAAGTATCAGAAAAACTGCCAGGAAAAACAAAAAAGAGATACTGTTAAAACTTGCGTAAGAGCTGTAGAACAACTCTACCCAGAAATGTTAGGCCCAGAGAAATACGCAAAAGCGGTTGAATCTATAAAAGAGATTCTGGCGAATAAGAGTATCGTTATTACAGACCTTGAGATAAAAATGCTCATAGAAGAGCAATGTAATGAATTTAATCAGCAACGCCCTAAGTATCAAGGAAAACATATAGAATAAATTAAGGAGAAGAAAACATCATGGACATCACAAACATTTTTGAGCTTGTAATTCTGCTAATTTCTGCCCTTGTAGCAACATTCGTTATTCCCTTGCTTAAACAGAAGTTTGGTCAAGAGAAACTAAACAAAGTAATGACCTATGTAGAAATTGCTGTACACGCTGCAGACCAGTTATTTGCTACAGATGAAGGTAAAGCCAAGAAAGAGTACGTTGTTAATTATCTGACAGAAATGCTGAAGAAGCAAGGACTTACAGTTGACATGGAAACTCTTGAAAACATGATTGAAGCTGAAGTACTTAAACTTCATAAACAGCTCAAGACAGAGTAATATCGTGTTATTCTGATTAGAACGCTCTCTATATTAGAGGGCGTTTTTAATTTAATAAAATTAAATAACAGTTGAATATTGTATTATTTTCTGCTAAATTATAACATATTGTATACATAAGTAAGAGGTATTGAAATATGAAATTTAAACTGAACGAAAATTTAACAACTATTCACTATACGCTATTTCCTTCTTGGGATGGTGCCGGTGAAGTAGAATATGAATTTGAACCTTCTACGGAAGATAATCGTCGTTTTGCAGAGTATGTCGTAAAAGATTACTACGACAGGGGGCAGATTGACGAGATGGAAGATATACTGAAAGATGCACTTCCCGAAGGATACGAAGAATTAACACCAGACGAAAAGTTTTCTGAGCTAGTCCAAAGTGTAGCAGAGAATACAGACCTCTTTGACGAAGAAGCGTATGACTTCTTCTATGAAGATGCAGTAGAGGAATACGAAGAGCAAGCTGACTACGGTGATGATAACGGGTCAGGAATGTCATATAAAGAGTTTATTTGAAGGAGTTACAAATGAACGTTAAGAAAAAGAAAGGCGCATTAAGTTATTTTTCAACACTTGATGCAGGAGACCCTGAAAAGAACGCAGAACGATTTAACAACTCAACAGCAGACGATGTAAATGTTACTGCGATGTCTGAAGATTGGGAACATAAAGACGTGAGATACATGTCTGATATGTTAG